AACGCGCTCTGCGAATGCCCCGCCGATCACAGTCTCATCACCAAAGACGGCAGCATAGCCCTCAATCACTGTGGGCTTGCCCTCCTCGGAACGGACCTCAAGGTCAGCCTGGACAAAACGCTTTTCTACGTTGTTTGCCATGTCGGGTTATTTGTTCTCATTGATAATTCGACTGCACCAGCTACGCATTGTGGATCCACCCCACGCTGCATACATAACGCTGCCACAGATTTCACGGCCATCTTCGTCAGTGAATCGGCCTTTATTATAGACTTCTGCACGAGACAGAAAGCTATAAGTTCTTTTGATGGTTGAGAGGCTAAGCTTTTCTCCAGACGAAATCTGATTTGCTCTCTCCCAACCGACGGCGGTCCCGCATTTGCTACCGTTTTTCTCACGGTGGCGCAAAGCTCGCCGAGCGGCTGCTTTTGCTGAATCTGGGTATCCTCCGTAGGTTTCAGCCATTATGATAGATCCTGAAATGTTGCTGTGCCGACTGCTTGGGATGAGCTCTGACCGCTACCTGCTTTGATTGCAAAATGGTGCTTCCCAATTCTTTGACTAAAGGCAGCTCCAGTGCCATCAATCATGTCTTCAATCACAGCCGTTGAGATGGTAATCTGGTTGAAGTAAGGGTCATCGTCAAGGTATCCTCGAAAAAGACTCGCGGCATTCGCCGCAACCGCCACATTGATCGTGCTGCTAAACGAAGGTGTACCGGCTCTGCCGCTACCCTTGATTGGCTCGATTGCTCCTCCGTCACTAGCAGGTCTAGCGTCGTAGATTTCAAAGTGGTAGAATGGCATCAGTCTTCTTTTAGGTCGTAAGTGAATGTTCGTTTGCCTACTCGTTGAGAGAACTCACCTCCGCTGGTCACGGCTGACACGAGCGCATCGGAATTCAGGTTGCGAACGCATTGCTGACCATGTCCCTTAACGAACTTGTCTATAGACTTTGCGAGGGAGTCCATGCTGCCCTTGTGAGTCATTTGATAGTTTGTGTTTGGCGTGACGTGGCGCGTGTCAAGAAGGGTGAAGGTGTAATTCTTTACCGATGGCTTCTTAGCTTTCTTGGGTGCTTTAGGCTTCTTGGTTTCCTCGCTCATTGTTTGTATTCGTTACTGAGTCAGCATAGTCCTGCATGCGATCGAGTGGGATCATGTTGACTTGGATGTGGTGAGAAGAGCCTCCATCAACCGGGCCAAGTCCTTCTTTAGCGCGTACCTCATTAATGGACATGACGCCGTCTTGCAGCATTTGGTGGTAGTAGTCGGCTCGTGACTTGCTGTCGCCGCGAAGCAGGGTGTCGACGTTGAAGGAGCATTGGAGCCGCTTGTCGTCTCGGAGCAACTTTCTTTCAACCTCCATTTCAATGCGTCGTACCCATGGGAGGATCGTGCCTTGTTGGAATTGGAGGACTTGTTGCTCATAGTTGCTGTAGGCTGTGTTGCCCTCCATGCCAATCATGGCTGGGGGTACCTGGTAGATTCTTGCGATTTCTTCTGTCGTGTACTTCTTCACTTGCAGGAACTGCAACTGCTCCAAAGGAACACTCAGTGGTTGATACTGGAATCCACCGCCGAGGATCGCAATCTTATGGGCGTTATGGCGACCCATGTATTCACGCTCCCACATCTCGGTGGCTTGCTTGATTTGCTCTGGGTCCATGTACTCCTTCGTAGACAAGATGCCTCCCATCATGCCTCCGTTCTCAAAGAACTTGGACCCGAAATCCTGTACAGCTTTTGCCGTGGACAGGTTTTGCAATTGAATCTGCGTTGGGTTCAGACCTCGGAACGCCGAGACCTCCAACATGTCGTCAGCGTTGATGGGCCCAGGTGCGCCATCGTAGCTGTAATACTTCATCCCTGTATCTGGATCGACCGCATAGGTCATGATCGCCGCAGGGATGTGATACATACGCATCTCGTCGCGAGCGATGTATGCGTAGCCCCGTCCATGGATCAGCGCGTCGCTGACAATCATCTGCCAGAATTCGTAAGACCCAATGTATTGGTTGGGCTCACGGCTAATCATCTGGTGAACGGGATGTTGGTTAATGACATCGCGGGAACCGTCTTCCCCGACTCGAATAACCGAAGCTTCAAGACTGGCGATCGTGTCAGCGATCTTGCTGACGCATGCGTAAACCGCTGCGATTTCAAGGGAGTCGCTACCGTGGCGGTATCCCTCACCATACAAACGGATGTAGTTTGTGCGAAGGGTGCTTACGCCGGGAAGGTAGGTTGCTCGCTTGAAGAGTGTGTCGAAAGCTCGACGGAAGATGCTTGGCTTAGATTCCACTCTCTCAGTTTGTCAGCAAACCTACGGATGGTTATGTGAGTATAATAAGATTACACACCAACGACGCCCATGAAGAATTCAAAACTGCTTGGACCTTCCTCTTCAAATGTTAAAGCTTCACCAATAGCCATCACCGCAGCGACCACGCCGTCGATCTTATCGCCACTCTTTGCTTTGTCCGGTTTGATGTTGCCGCTTGGGTCGTAGCGCAGGGATATGTTGCTCATCATCCACTCCAGGACTTCGTCGCCGCCGTGACAGAGCATGCCGTTCAGGGCTGCCTTTTCGAATTCCTTAGAGGGGAAGGACATCGAGGCGAACCCCTGGCCATATGGATCGCATGGAACATTGTCACCCTCCAGGTCGCGGATCAAGTTGAGGGAGTTCCACCTGTCGTAGGCCACGCCTTTGATCAGGTACTTCTCACTGAGGTTGTCTTTGTCGTACTGCACCTTGCCGTCCATCACGTAGTGTCCGCTGATCAGTTTCCGAATCACATTGTAGTCGGTGACGTTGCCTGGGGTGACGTGTACGTTGGGCATGTCCTTGAACTGCAAGTACATGGTGTTCTCATCCTTGTCCAACCTGCGTTCGATCGCCCGCTCTGGGAGGAAGTAGTGCATGGACAAACCCCACCCCTCCTCTTCGCTGCCTGTGCATATGGCCACAGCAGAGATGTCATCAGTGGCGGCCAAATCGAGACCGAGATATGCGACGGGTTTGTTCGTTTTCTCGTCGATGACGTGAGTAACGTGAGCCTCGCGGAGGTTGCCTTCCGCCATCCAGTCGTCGTTTGGAATCCAGACCGCGCTGGAACCAACGAATACATTCAAGTGCTTTACCATAAATTCGGTCACCGACCGACTCCCGTACAGTTTTGCGTTTTTGCATTGGGTGTCCAAATACTCTCGTGAGATAGAGACGTCTAGGTTAGGGTTGGACTTCACCCAAGTTGCCGGATCGTCCCAGGCATCCCCCTCATCAATTTCATATGGTAAGATCATCAGACGGTCATTCTCTTTCCTGCCGTCCAGGACTTCCTTGCCAGCTTTCATAAACATGGCGCATGGGCCGTCAGCTACAAACCCGGCGGTGGTGATCGCCAGCATCAGCGGTGACTTGCGAGAACCCATAGACGAAGCCAGGACGCGGTAGAGGTCAGCGTTTTTCATCGCGTGGAATTCGTCCACCACAGCGAGATTCAGATTGAGACCGTCAAGGGTGTTTGCGTCAGAACTCAATGGCTTGATAACGCCGTTCTTCGGAGTCTTCACTTCCGCTCGCTGCACACTGAACCGCTTGCTCAGGGGCGCACTAGACTTCACGCAACGGCAAACCTCGTCGAAGACTTCGCGGGCCTGGTCACGCTTGGTTGCCGCAGTAACTAGCTGGGGGGCTCCGTCCTCATCAAGCACGGCCATAGCAAGGGCGATCGCCGCTGCCAGTTGTGACTTACCGTTCTTACGCGCAACAAAGAGGTGTGCTGTAGTGAACCTCCTCCTGGCGTCGTCATCTACAGCAACCCAGCCAAAGATCTGCCCGACGAAGAAAACCTGCCATGGCGCCAGAATAAACTTCTTCCCTGCCGTCTCGCCTCGCGTGTGCTTGCATATGCGTTCTATGAAGTTGACGTACCTAGCGGCTTTTATTATGTCAAACTTCCACTGCCAATCTTCGCGCTCCAGGTCGGAAAGAAAGCGTAGGCAAGCCCGCTTCACGTAGTGTCCCGTGACGATCTTCTCGCTGACCACGTCGTCCACGTAGTCCCACATTCGGTCTAGTGCCGTGACGTCCGGTCCGCTCATTTACATCAAGTCATCAATGTCATCGCCCTCTTGGGACTTTCCTTTTGCGGCCATAGCGTTGGATGCTGCGCCCAGGATCCGAGAGCGATCCATGGGGCTCAGGCCGAGTTTCGCGCTGAGCTTCAACACTTGATCCTGTGCTTTGGAAAGTGCGGTGAATGCTCCGCTCACGTTGCTGCTTCCATTGGGGTAGACTTGGATCACGTCACCGAAGCCATGGACGTGCCTGGCCACTGCGATGTACAAGGCCAAGCTCTTTGCCAGCATGGTGATTGTGATCACGTCAACAGATTCGATCAGGCCGCGATCGTCCAAGTAGTCCACGACGATGCCGAACAATCTCTGGCCATCATCGTCAAGCTGGAAGATGGGCTCCATCTCTCCCTTGCCAATGCTGTGCAGGGCAGACTTCACCTGCTCTGCTTCACGGGACTGCTGCGCCTTGGCAGCTTCCTTCCTCATCTTCTCCAATACTTCGCTCTTACTCATCAGTCGTGCAATCCATGGTAAGACACAATGCGCCATCCGTACTCTTCCAGATCGGGATCGTCGTTCGCAGCCGTTTTCACTGCAACAAGGGTGGCGCAAGAATGTGCCCTTGTCATGTCATAAGACGCTCCGTTCTCAACTGTGTCATCACCAGTGGCTCGGAGTTGAATGATTGTGTTGTTGTCTACGTTGACCCCTGCGATGATGGTGTAGATCTTTCCTTCGTTGTCCTTGGCGCTTGGGAATTCAACTCCATGACTTCCCTGGCCCTGACTTGTCGTGAAATCGAAAAAGTAATTCTGCTTCTTCGTGTCGAGGATTGTCTTTGAACCGCTTTGCACTCTGTGGTTGTATTCGATCTTCATGTGATCGTAACCTTGGAACGCTGGGCTAATCAGGGTGGTCTGGTTGTTGCTGATTCCGCTGTTCAATTGCCACGTCGCCTGTACCTGGCACATGTGGTTGTTGTCCACATCCACCACATAGCGCTCATCAAGGATTCTGATTCGGAACGTTGAGCTGTCGGCTGCCAAAAGAGCGAGCTTGATCTGATCGTGGATGTTTGTGGTCTCGTCCGCGCTGCGACCATAGGCGGTGATGTCCACTCGATAGGTGGTGGCGGCTGCAAAGCTTTGGACAGTTTCGTCGTAGTCGACAACTCCGATCTCGTAGATGAGTCCAGGGAGTTTGTCTCGCTGGGGCCGGAGGGCAAAGGTGATTTTGCTCGCGGGGATCAGGTCGGTCAGACCCGAGTAACCAGTAAGTGCTGTCCTTACTTCGGACAGAAGGGTGCGCATGCTCATGTGCGAGAGGTTTTTCTAAAATGCTTTCGGCGCAGGAAGTCCTCCCACTCCTTTTGGGTTTCAAAGTAAATGCCCTTGGCGCTGTAGCTGGCGCGGCGGCTGTTGCAAGAGCGGCAACTCCCAACGATGTTCTCTTGATCGAAGAACTCACCACGAGCGGTGAAGGAAGTTGCTGGGATGATGTGGTCGGCATCGGTGGATTCGGTCGCGATGCCGCAGCACAGGCACCACACGCACAGGGGGTCACGGAACAGAACCGCATCCCTGGTCGCCAGCCACTCCGCTGTCCGGTACAACGGGTTGGACTGCGCAGCCGATCCACCAAAGCTCTTCTTCAGTGAACCGTCTTCGGGCTTGCGGTCTGCTCTGCCCTTGCTCGCTGCCATCCAAGGCTTGTTCCTGCCGCGACGTTTGAGATCCATGCCACAAGAATACGATGGGTTGTGTGTGTGGAGACATGGAGAGCAACATCGGGCAAAGTTTATTTCTTGCTGTCCCCCCATCAGATCGCGCAATCCCAAAGTGGCAAAGGGATGCGCGCGCTTTCCCCCACTCACAGGTTGGCCGCAAATTATTTTTTTCAAATCTATCTCTCCATCTCTCCAAGAGTTTCTACAACCCTTGCTACCACTGGCTTTCAGCGCGGTGACGAAGCGGTGATGACGGTGGTGAAGCCCAGATCCAGGCCATTTTACCCCCCCTAGCAAAAATCGAAGGCGATG